CCAGTCTGAGATAAATTCCTGTCAGAGCTGATCCACCCTCCAATATCACCAGAATGCACTGATCCGAAATCACTCACTGCTCTAATCTGATGTACTTCGGTGCTGTATACGCTATCGCAATTGTATACCGAAACATCTTTTACTGCTCCTGTAAATTCATACTTTTGCACGGTATCCTCCTTTCAATTTCATTTAAATCATTCTCGACTTGAGATATGATGGTGTTATAGCGATCTACTAATTGTGAACACAAGGTTTCACCTTCCGTCAGCAAATCTGATATAGATACATTTTTACGAACTACAATTAACGGATCATTCATGCCAGTACCTCTACTATGGTCTTTTTCTCCAACTCCTGGAGTTTTTTCTCAGTGTATAAATATTTCTTTGCTTTCATATAAAGCTTCGTACATGGTCGTCTGTGACTAATTATTCGTGATGCGATATCGTGAGATAATTCGTACTCACAATACCCAGTGAAGGTATTGTGAGGACAAATTAAAGTATTACATTCGACACGAACTAAATCATCCAATGACACCATTGTTGTATTCTCAGCCGCGTATGTAATATCCATTTTAAAACGTAAACCTGTATCCTTTCTTGCTGTGCTGGTTTCTCCCTTTCTCTAAAATTCCAAGATCCATAAATCTGTCAATAGCCTTATTTACAGACTTGGTGCTCATACCGAGATTCTTTGCAATCTCTGCTTTGTCGATCTCGTTAAAATTTCTCGGATCGTCACTATCTCCACGTTCCTTTGTCTTCGACGGTCTATATCCGTTAAGAGATGACAGCAATAAAAGCAAAACTCTAAGTTCCTTCTTACTGAAATCCTCATACGCTACCAGATCCATAAACGGTTGTCTGGGAATAGAGATAGACCTCTTGTACTGTTGAATCGATGCAACTGATTCTGCCATTTTTAGTTCCTCCTTGTGGTTTAATATAGTTTTTGGTTTCATATAAATAATATATACTTTCATCACAAAGCCACAGTAATCTTATCTATAGCTCGTGTGATGGCAGTATATTTTAATCGTTTTTCTTCTTCTCTACTTCTCATCATATTTTCAGATAAGAATAGCACATTTCCATATTGACTGCCTTGCGATATATGTACAGTCAGCGCATAAGCATATTCAAATTTATCATAATAGAAATATTTATCAGGATTTTCTTCTACTTGTCCTGGGATTCTATACAAATGATTGTAATCTACATTTAAGTGTTTAAACGATCTATTCTCTATAAAATCGGGTTTGAAATCCATCTCAAATGATTTTCCATTGAATGTCGATCTATCAAAATACTCAACGAATCCAGTAGTTCCATTGGTCAGATAAAACGTGTCATCAATACATTTTTTCCAATTATTTTTCCGACAAACCATTTTCTCACCTATACTGGGAAAATCTAATTTTTGTATTTTTTTAATTTTTTCTCGATATACGGTGTTTACATTATACCGAAGCCGATTTGTGCACGTTAGTATTACATCAGCATCTCTCATATTGGATAATCTTAGAGTATCCCTTTTTATGACAGATGATTTTCCATACACTCCAATATGCAATGGCTCATTATTCAAAACTCTTTGAGACAGATAAATTATTGGATTATCTTCGTTTTGTCTCATAATTTTTGTAAGAATAACATCTGGATTTTTTAAGAAGAATGGCTTTCCTATTACTGGAGGTAGCTGGTTAAGATCCCCCAATACTATAACAGGAATCCCAAATGAAAGAAGATCTTCTGCGATATTTCCATCGACAGTAGATCCCTCATCAACCACAATTAGTTTATAATCGTGGTACAATTTCTCTCGTTTACGAAAAACATTTTTCATTTTAGGCTTCCCACGAGAATCGAATACTATTCTTCCATTTTCATCTTTTACCATTTCTTTGACGACGTCATACACGGCTGAATGAATCGTTACGGCTGGTAATCCGTGCATAATAAGCTGCGACGCAGCTTTCCCCATATATGCACAAAATAAAACATCTTTGATTTTCAATCCCAATCTTTCAATAATATATAGAACGAGTGTCGTTTTTCCTGATCCCGCAGGACCTGATATTTCAAACACTTGATTGCTAGTGCTACTTCGAAACCATGTTTCAGCATCGTAAGTAGCGTAAATTTGTTCGTTAGTAAGTTCTATACCCATTTTTATCTTGCCTTTCAATATTTCTTATATATGTGTGCGACCAAAAATGATTAACAATTGAAAAAAAAAGAAAGCACCACCGAAGCAGTGCTTTCTATCATTTATCCGCGTAAACGATCAAGTTTCTCAAGTTCGGCTTTGAACTTCTGTTCATCGAACTCAAGTTTTACTTGATTCATCGTCTTTACATATTGATCCATGTATTGACGACGATTCACCCGACCATCTTTGAATAAGTAAGATACATTCGGGCAATACGCGGAGTACATTCTCATGGACCTTAACAGATTTCCATATCTGGCAATCTTGTCCATGGTTTCGGCTGAGAAAGGCATATAGACACCATCTCTTGGAAGTCTTATGTCTTTCTCAACCTCATATGTATTTATGTAATAAGCTGTCAGGTACTTCCGTAAGGAATTGTATAAAGCTAAGCTTTCTTGACAACACCATACGAAATCCTTCCAGCTTTTATATGCATTATATTCAAGACGATAAAGTGAGTTATGAAACTCATGCTTTAATCGTCTAAAGCCTTTAGAGTACGCCGGAATCTCATTTTCCGGAATGTACTTCTCTGCTCGCTGAAATGCCTTGTTGTATCTAACATAGGCATCATCTACATCAGCTAAGAAGATCTTATATTTCAAAAAGATTACTTCTTCGCTATAATCGAGGTCAACATACTCTTTTGTGAGCATGGGTTTTTTCCTCCTAATGATCTCTTTCATATGCATTTCAAACCTCTTTTCAAATTCAACGGGCTCGATAAATGTTAAATTGACGAGCTCCATTTTATTAAAAGAGGATATTTTTTCTTTTGTATGATATTTTTCGGTATATATCATTGTATATACCCCCTTTCATTTATAATATAATTTTGATCAATATTACTCTAAATTGAGTTTTAACTTTATTGATCATATAAATTATATATAAACTTTTTAGGGGAACATACAAAAATATATGATAGGTAACGACACATCATCGTTACCTATCATATATTATGGTACAAGTAAGAAATCTCCAATAGCGTATGTGGACGCTGCTGTTGGTACAGCACTAGCATACGCAATATTCGGAGCAGATTCCAGAGGGGTATAACCAAGTGCGCTTGTTACATTAGCTTTAGTCAAACTAATAGTATCACCTGTGAGGGTAAGATTGGTTCCTACAATATATCCGCCATACGCAAGATCTGACCACCTGGAAGACCCATTGCCAACTTTATACCGATTATTTTTGTCTGTTGAAATTGCTACTTCGCCAGCAAGCAATACCGGATTTGCGGCTGCCCACTGCGCCGATGTAGCACTACGTGTTTTAATACGTGTTTTAAATATCTTTGAAGCCATTACAAACCTCCCATTATTTTCATATCAGGTTTATCTATATTTATTTCAAAAACACGTTTCTACAAGTGTTTTTAATCCACATTTTCTTGTTAAATAGAATATCAAAAAATCATAGCATCACAATATTCTCATGAATATCGTGAATCATATTATATTTTGCTAATTCTAAATATTTAAACAGCACTTCGTGTTGCTTATTTTTCACCTTAAGATAATTAAAAGTAGATCGATTACTTTTCATTACCTCATCTTTTAATTTTTCTTTTACTTTATCTACTGCCTGAATTTTGGGGTGTTTATTTTCGTTGTCACCCCCGTCTTTTATTTCTATTTCTAGATTCAGTGATGGTATATAAAAATCCGGAATATAAAAATGTTTCTTATTCTCATATGTATAAAAATAAGTATGTGGAGAAGGAGCCATAACATCGTTAGGGTCAAAGTTCATGATCATATCTAAAAATTCTAAGAAGTCGTGTTCATAACTTCCAACATATTTAGTTTTGTGATAATGATCACTCCACATATACTCACCTGAAATACCTCTATTTTCCAACATTTTTCTTTGTTGTTCGGGATCATCTAATAAACTAACTTTCCCGTATTTTCCGATCATCCTTTTTTTAAAGGTTTCCCTATACTTTTCTTTACAAGCCGGATTTTCACAGAATCTATTATACTTGTGCGTTTTCTCATTCCATTTTGTAGGTTTTTTACAAATGACACAATTGCCATGAGTTTTATTCGTTTTTAAATAATACACAAATTGCCATGGTGTCATATCCTTAGGAATCATCGCACTATGCTTTGTCTCAATATGAGAGACATACGCATCTGTCTCAAAGAAATAAGCGTCACAGAAGCGACATCGAATTTTTCGTTTCGATTTGCTCGCCAAACCGATTCACCCCCTTCTTCAGCGATATCCGCTTATAGCATTGTTTTTATGCTATATATCCACATAAAACATTATTTAGGACAGTTTCATAAGCGATTTCTATAAGTTTTAATATAAAATTATGAAAATGACAGTTAGGTAAGTGAATTACCATATACAAAGTGAGGTGAGAAAATGGCTTCAGTTGATCCTGTATATGGAGTTGATGTGTTTGAGGAAACAAAAGTCCTCTCAGAGAGTCAGACCATGGTAAATCAGGTTCTGATGATATTATTAAACAAACCAGGATTCTATCCTTCAATTCCGTGGCTAGGCATGGATGTTCAGCAATATCTTTATACATTTGCTGAAGATATTGATGATCTTAATATTAAGGCAAAATTAGCCACGCAATGTAAGGCACTGCTTCCTGATATTCAAGACGGAGAATTGGATGTGTACAGTATTGATTACGAGGGACATCCATTACTCATTTTCACTTTACCAGTGCTTGTAGACGAGAGTAATTCTATGGTTACACTAGGAATTACCGTAAATGACAAAGGAGAAATGGTTTACAAGTTTGTAGCCAATGACAAAACTCAAGTGCTGTAGAAAATTATTTAAGGAGGCAAAATAAACATGGCAGATGAAGTAAAAGCTGTAGGAAATTTTTTTACAGAAAATAATGATTCAGGAATGGATCTTAACGCATTGCTGCAACAGGCGAAAGAGAATCGAGCCAATGCATCAATCGAAAAGCCAAATACAAAACAGGTCGAGACACCTCAGCCTGCTGATATAAATACTGATGCCGAGGTCGTTGAAACTAAGCCACTATCCCCGTTAGAACAGGCTAAGATTCGACAGGAAAAAGAAGGCTTCGGTATGGTTGTAACTAATAAAGAACTTGAAGATGGTGACGCTGCAAATCGTCCTAAAAAGAATTTTACTTATAATGAGCAACGTATGTCACATATCGATGAGAGAATCGCTGATATGGATACTACGATTGAGAAAAGAAAGCATATCGTTATGCTTGCGGATATCAGACAGGGTGATCCCAGATATCCAGAGTTAATCGAAGAGATTGATTCTATCAAGAAATTAGAAGATGGATCGTGGGCGTATCCTGAAGGGTATGAACCAAAATTCACCAGACTTAGGACAGCTGAAGATCCGTCATTAGAAGAAGCTTCTGATTTTGAAGCTAATAAAAGACTTTCTGGCAACGCTACTGATGAAGATACTAAAGGAGAAACTTCTGAAACTCCATCCGAAGAAGATGCTGCTGCTGAAAGAAAGAGAGAGATCGTTAAGATCTTAATTGATAAAACTGGATTTGGTTCTAACTTCGATTTCACTCAGGAAGAAAGAACCAAGATGTATGAAGCGCAGGAGATCCAGCTTACAGAAGTTGAGCTTATGGATATTCCGGTTGCAACTGTTCCAAAATCAGACATGAGTTTTCAGGAAGTTGTAAAAGAACACGAATTATTCGGTTCTAAAGTAGCAATCTCCTTCCCGTGTTCTGGTTTTAGAGCTCATATGAAAGGTCTCACTTATGGTGAGATGAGTGATATTGCTCTTGATATGGAGGCAGTAAACTTTGATAAATACTACAAG